TGTACACTTCCAACACCGTTTGCCCAATATTTTTCGTTCCCAGAATTCGTTGTACGAATAATTGAATCGCTGGCAATATCCACGTAATATTCATAATTACCTGTGGTTAGAGTCTGGTAAGCATCTCCGTAAGTTGATCTTTCTTTTACTGATTCAACACTTACCAATGGGCTCTCACTTATAATAATAGTACTAGTATATTTATCCTTGATTGTAAAAGTTTCTGTTTTTGCAGAAGAGAAGTAATCAATAAATGATGTACCGCAATACTTTTTTGCAAGGTCACTGACTTGTGGAACTATAATATCAAGACGCTGGTCTTCTTTCTGACCGTTAATGCCTTCTGCGTTTTTATATTCCTGTACTGTTATTAAGTCTGCCATAATTAAAAAGTGGGAATGTTAGGTACATTCCCGAAAACCATTTCCTGTTAAGAATTAATTCTTACGCGTTTTTATACTGGTAAGCCCACTTAGAAGTTGCGCCATCAATAAGATCGGTAAATCCGATTCTTTGTGGAGCCACAAGAACTCTTCTTTGGTTGATTACTTCGTAATCAGACTCAACTGTAACACCTCTTAGTCTAGGTAATACATAGTTTCTTGGGTTAACAGCAATAGCACCGAACTTAGAAACTGCTGGTGTAGCGAATTCGTCACATAATAGTACTCTTGAACCGAATACTTGACCAATTTCACCAGAAAGTTTAGTAGCCATGTCGCCAACAAGTTGTGCGTCTTGGAACTCAGGATCTTCTAGTAGTTCATAGTAAGTTCTTTGTGAAACTATATAAACAACTTCTGATGGATTAACACCATATTTGCCCATATTTTTTCTCATAGCTAGTAAATCCAAAGCTGTAATTGTATCAGTTGCAAAAGCAGTAGTTGATGCAGTAAAGTCTGAATCGTTTCTTGCTAAGTGTAGTAAACCTTCGAATGAAGCTCCACCGTCACCAAAAGCACCTTCAGCATCGTCACCAGCTAAAATAGCATTTTCAATTGCTCTAGCGTGTGATCTAACCATAGACTCTCTAATTAAAGGAAGAATTGGTAAGATTGCATCTTCTTCAGTTTCATTACCTAAGAATGATTGAGAAATAAGTTTCTTAGTTGTAAGAATTCTTTCTTGCATAGTAACACCAGCATCGGCACCATAAGCAGCAGACCTCATATCTAAGTTGTCATTTGCTACAGCAGACCCTGAAGTAAATTCAGCGTAACCGCTATCTGGTAAGATTGGTATTATCATGTTTGCAGAATTCATTGCAATCTCTCTAAATAGAGGTGCTAATACTAATTCATTCTGGATGTCTCTTTCGATGTTAGTTGAAACGATTTGTTCAAAATCACCTGTAGAAACATTAACACCTGAATGAGTGTTAACTTTTTCCATTAAAGATTTTGACATATCATTGTTCCAACCTTTACCAGTCGCTAAACCAGCAAATTTTGCATCAAGAATATCTGATTCAAATTCTTTTTTCCAGTTACCAGTACCACTTCTATCAGCGAAATGTCTTTTAGACTCTCTGATATTCATGATTTCTTCTGATTTTTCAGCTAATTGTGCTTCTAAATTTTTAACAACTGACTCTAAGTTAGAATAGTTATCATTAACTCTAGATTCAACATCATTCATGAGCTTTTCGGCTCCTGTTAATCCAGCTTCAACTATAGTTTTAGTTTTTTCCTGATCGGCTTTTTCGTTAGCTTTTAGAACTTCAGCTTCATCAGTTGCTTTTTGAGCAGCTTCTTCTGCAGCCTTCTGTTCAGCAGCTTTTGACTCAGCTTGCTTCATTGCGATTTCAGCAGCTGTATCAGCAGCTACTTTCTTTGCAAAAGCATCTAAATCGAAATTGCTTTCAGGAGATTGTTTTTCGTTTGACATATTTGTCTCCATGTTATGGGATTCCTCCCGTCTTGGCTGCTCAACATTAACAGCGTCTGCTGATTCTGCTGGGTTAGCCTTGTAAAAAGTTTGCTTGTACTCGTTGTACTGTTCCATACTATCAAATGACTTGCTTAAGCCAAAGGTTGCCCCTTGGTTGCAAGGAACTGATACTACAGAAACTTCAAAAAGCTCTGCGTCCTTTATTTTATATCCATCGGTTTCAGTCATATAATCAGCGTCCTTGACTTTGAAACCGACAGAAAAAGCTCCAAGGACACCGTCTTTAATAAGTTGTGTTACATCGCCAGCAGCTTTAGATATCTTTGCAGATATTTCTAAACCGTTGTCTGTAACTTTTAAATCTTTTGCACGACCAATTGGTTTGTCGTAGTTGTGATTGAACAGAATTATTGGATTGTTTTTAAAGTTTTCTAACCCACCTTTTGTCCATGCATCACTTTCAATAATATCTCCAGCTCTGTCAAGTCCGTTTGTACTTGCTGAACCTTTAATATCTATTCCACCGTCATCTGTTTCACCTAATGCTTTAAAAGTACTAGTCCAATGATAAATTTTATTTGACATCTTTCTTCTCCACTTTTTTAGCCGGTGCTTTCTTAGCTGGTGCTTTTTTTACTTCTGGTATATTTACAGGGTATCTTTTGTTTATTACAGATACAAATCTGTTCCAAGAACCAAAATGTTTTCTTATAATATAGTCCTTAACTGGAACATCTTTGCCTTTCGCCTTATACTCTACTATATTCAAAATGCCGCCTTCTTTAACGAAATATTCTGAAACGGATTTTGCTATCATATCTTTTGTCATAATTATTCTTCCTCGCTTGGGGCAGCCTCTTCAGGTCTACCGCCTTGTTCCGGGTTTGTAGCTGATCCTGCTATATTTGCAGGTACTCTTGGCTCATCAAATCCGTCTACAGGTTCTTTTCCTAATGCTTCTCTTGCTTCGTTAGCACTTAAAATGCCTGTATTTACAAGAGTAGCATAGTATGCTGCCTGGTCTCTCAATTCTGGTTGTAAAGCAGGAATCCCTGTCACATCTTCAGCTAGTGAGTAACCAAAAAATCTTTCTAGTGCGTAATTTAGTTTCTTAACTATTGGTAGTACGGTTTCTAGATAATAAAGTCTATGGTTAGGTCTTATGTTTGCATTATTGCCACCATCCAATAAAATTGGAGGTATTCCCATAGCTTCTAGTATAATTCTTTCATTTGACTTGATTCCTTCTTGAAAGTCTAACTCTTTGAAGTTAATTTCTGTCAAGTTTTCTACTTCAAGTCCGCCATCTAAAAATAGAGGTCTTCTACCTCCAGATTTTGGATTGTATCTAGCAACCCAGGCTTGTAACATTCTTTCTTTTATTTTCTCTGAAAGAGTGTTTGGTGATTTTAAGACTAATCCTGGAACTGCTCCATTTTTGAAAAAGTTGTCTTGAAAATCTCTCATGCTTCCTAGTAACTGCATAGTTCTAAAAGCTGGTTTTAATCTTGGTACGCCTCTGTATATTGAGTTGAAACTATTCTCTTTAATATGTATAATCTCGCTTGGACTATAGTCTATTGAGTTATCATATGAGAATCTTTTTATATAAGTTTTATCATCAGTATGAATAGTAACTTTATCTGCTGGTAGGTGATATAAATGAGCACCATCAAAGTAAATAAAGATATTACCATCTATAAGTAAGTCGATTACTAGGTTTCTTTTAAATGCACTTACATCTTGAAAAGGATTAGGTTCTTTATTTAGTAGTAAATCAACTTTAGACCTACGAATATTTTTTACAATATTAGTAGCTCCTAACACTTTTTCTCCAACTGCAAAAGGTATTTCAGCAACATCGTCAACAATCATATTTACTGCACGGTTAACAATTTCTAGTTGTTCATATGCATTTCTATAATTAGTTACTACTTCTCGAGATTCAACAGTCATTCCCTCATTTCTAGAAACGACGTATTGCGCAGGATTTAGTTTTTCCTCGCTATTTCTTCCTAAGAATCTATCGTACCATGCCATATTTGTCTCTCTGTTTCTCGACCCATCTTTTTTGTTTCTCTGCGTGTATCAATTTGGGTCGTTTACCATACACTGAATGTAGTTTCATATGGTGACTATGGCAGAGTGTTACTGTATCTTCGTAAAGTTCTTTCTGATGTTCATCAATGAAGGCTTCTCGAATCTCTAGTATTTCTTGCTCATTATTAATAATTAATTTTTTCTTTTTTATCCAAGTTTCTAGTAGTTCTGTAAGCCCGTAATAATGATGAAAATCTAACTGTTCAGTATCGTCACAAATATAGCAATAACTTGATTTTTTATATTGTGATTTCGCTTTGTCTCTCACGTATTTAACTAAATCTCTTTTGAAATTCATATTTCTACTCTTAATTAGAATTATACCAAAAACACACAGCAAATGTCAAGAACTGTTTTTTGTAGGTCTTGTTAGAACGTTGTGGCTGATGTTTCGAATGTATATAACGCATATCGCATAGCATCTGCCATATGGGATGCCATGTTATGCTTGGGTTTCTCTTTTAATAAATTAGGATTAGGATCCCATTGATATTGGTCTAATGATGATATAGCTTCCTTACATGTTTGATTAACTATAAGGTCATCATTGTCTACTATTCCTGCGACATGACCTATGCCATCAAGTACTGATTTTTTAGCATTTATAGTGCTAATGTCATAGTTCTGTGCGAAATCGTATCTGGTTTGTTGAGCCGCTGAGTCTATATAAATAAAGTCAATGTCCCATTTTTGAATTAATTTTTGTATCTGAACGGCATGCTGTTCTGTAGTCTTTTCAGAGTCCATATACTCATCAAGTAAAAAGTATTTTCTTTCGTCCCAGTCGTATGCAATTACACAAAAAGCTGTAGGATCTTTGTAACCTACGTCAAGTCCTGCAAATACATCCATCTGACTAACGTCCATTTGTGATAGATCTGCTTGACATGCTTCATGATTAAATGCCCATACTTGACCTTCATAAACATTGAAGTCTGCCATGTATTCTTGAGCAAACTCATTTGCTGACATTGTCTTTTGTGCTTCTATTATATCTGACTCGGACACACGAGGATTCTCATGATAAGTGGCTTTTATACTACACCACTCTGGGAACTCTTCGCTATACCCTCTATAATAAAACTCTGCAAAGTAATTATTTCTACCCCTTGGAGTAGATATAAAAATTGCTTTTGAGTTTTCTTTGTCTAATGTGGGCCTGAGCGCAACATTGAAAGCATCCCTCCCGTCTGTGAGAGCGGCCTCGTCGAATATGATGAGATCATAAGATCTACCCACAACCGAGTCAACTTGATTAATGGAGCCCATACGAATTGTAGAATGATTTGAAAGTTCAATAACTTTATCTTTTGCATTGTCTCTTAATACCTCTAAATCAAAATGTTTGATTAAATTTCTTTGCAAATCAAATGAGATTTGCGATAGTGAATAATTGGGTGACATCAATAGTACATGCGACCCCGGGACTAAACATACGAGTTGTCCTATAATATTAGATATGTATGTTTTTCCTTGACGACGTGAAACTGCCGCCGAAATAAAACGATACTTCGGGTTATTAATTGCATTGATGATTGCTGTTTGAGATGTGTTAGGCTCTATACCCAACAACTCTAGATACTCCAATATAGGAAGTTTTATGAAACGTGATTGTTGTTCTAAATCCATTAGATAATCACTAACTACATCTGTACGACTAATTTCTATCAATGCAATATCTCGTCTGGAAAAATATTATAGTTATCCTCGGATTCCAGTTCTCCAATTTCTAACATTTTGCCATATAAGTAACAATATGAAGCTGCTATCTGTTTTAGATCTTCTTCTGCTTCTGATAGCTTTCTTTTTTCTTCTACATTCATTAGTCTCTGTAGAAACTTTGTTGCGTGTGCTGCTCCTTCATCTAACCATAGTTTGGTTCCGTTAGCGTGCATTATTTTCTCCTTTTAATTCCTCGTACAAATTTTTGAGACTTAGGTGGTCTTTTTGTTGAGCCACCCTTGCCTGCCCAAAACACTTTATTTGCCCAATAGGCTGCAGAACTCTTGCCTTTAGCAATGTTCTTTCCGTGTCTTGCCTTGAAACTCTTTCGAGCTTCGGGACTATAGTTATGTCCCATGCCTTGTGCACCAAAGCGGATGATTTTCACCTTTCCGCCAACTCTAACTCCTACTACAGCTTTCTTTGTTCTGTGTTTAGGTGTTCTTTTAGGTTTATTAAGTCTAGTTAGCCCAGCTCTTTTGAGCCTGCTTTTTTCTGCTTTTGTTAGTGCCATGTTTTTTCTTTTTTAGTAAAGCTTTCTTTACTACTTTATCAAGTCTACCTGACTTCATAAATTTATTTATTTTTTTAAAGATATTATCTTCTTCTCCTTCTCGTTAATAGTTTAGAAGGTGTTTTCTTGCTGAACTTTGCCCTTTTAGGATTAACTGTTTTACCAAATCTTGGTCCTATTGCTTTGGGTGCTGCACCATAAAATCCACCTGGAGTGGACATTGGTGATTTTGTGTTTACGTAAGTTCCAGCTGCTGCATTTAAATCACGAGTTAAACCTCTTTTCAATACATGCTTTCTTAGCTTAGAAGTTGAATGGATACTTGGTCCACTTAAAAATCCGCCTTGTCTTGCCATTTTTATTCCTCTTACTCTAACGAGTACTTTGGCTTATTAGCCTGTTGATGAGAACTGTATTAGTACTAGTTCTCGGTAATTTTAATAATGTTCGGAGAGTGATACCCCATTGTATTTCCTCAAGTACAGCTATCTTTAGTCTCTCTGAAAGAGCCAGAGTTTTTTGTATATCGGTATTTAGGTATTTTCTCCCCATTGCTAGTCCTTATAGACTTAGCTAATATATTTTAGCTTTTCGCTTTTTGTTCTGCTGCCATCATTTTATCTTTGATGTCTACTGAACCATCCCAGTTCTTATCTTTCCCTGTAATGATGTTTATAAATTGAGTCCATTTAGTTTTTAGCCACTCCATTTATTTTCTCCTTCTTTTTGTATAAGTCCTCACTCTAGTAGGTTTGCCGCCGACGCCTTGAGCTTTTGCTCTTTTTCTTCGTACTGCAGACTTCTTCTGTGCTTTACTCATTGTATTTGCTCTGGCTAAAGGTACGCATTTTGGGTAGCCTCGCCTCGATGTTTTTGCAGATTTTCGTCCACAAGGTTGATATCTACCCTTCTTTTTAGGTCTTCCAATATCTACCCATTTTTGTTTAAACCATTTAGTTAATCCGCCTTTAGGTTTTGCCATTACTTTCTCTTACGTCCAGTACCCATACGATACCTTCCGCCTTTGGCTTTATATGTTTTTACAAGCCAACCATTAGCATATGCTGATGGGTATACTTTGAACTTTCGTTTAGCTTGTGCCTTGACCCTAGCATATAGCTTAGGGTTTGTAGGCACGGGCTTTTTCTTAACTGCTTTTTTTCTTCTACGAACAGCCATTACTTC